GGCGGCTTGGGCAGGCCGGGTGCCGGGTTGCGGCGAAACGGCCTCACCATCCATGATGCGGCGGTATTCCGGCTCCCCTGGCAGCACCACCCGGTCCAGCCTGTTGTTGGGGCTGTACCGTGGATCGTTTGCTGGCTCGACCCGCACCTTGGCGGCGAAGGTGATGCCGGCGAGGTCAGCCAAGCCACGCAACATGCGCTTGCCACGGGCGGCCTCGGACATGTCGTGCGGATCGAGACCCAGGGCGCTGTCGATCATCGCCCGGAACTGCCCCTTGGAGATTTTCCAGCCGATCGACACGCCGTTCTCGTCGACCTTGCCGCCAGAAACCGTGAACAGTTGCCAGAATTTCCGGCGCGCATGCGGCCCGACGGTGACGGTGAATTCCGCGTCGATCTGCATCACGTCACTGCCCGGCGTCTGGGACCGCTTGAGCAGTCCGCGATCGGTTTCCCCCTGACCATCACAGCCGCCGGGTCGGATCGCCATCGTCACCTTCACGAAGCTGCCATCCGGGATCAGGTCCGACCCGCGCGGCAGTTCGGCATCGTTCATGTCATAGGTCATGGGTTCACCCCTGAGTGGTGCGGGTTGCGTTGATCTTGCGGAGAAGGGCGCCGAGGTCGGGCGGTTCGGTTTCGTCGAGGCGGCCAGAGCGGTCCTTGGCGGGCAGGCCGAAGGCATTGCCGGCCTTGCAGACGAAGCGGCGCTCGGTGCCGCGCTCGGGATCGTGGTGCCAGGGGCCGTCGCCATCTCGTGAGAACAGCGCCAATGAAACGACCTGGTCGACGATGCCCGGCAGTTCGCGGCCGACCTTGCCGCCCTCCATTTGCGGCTGCCAGGTGCTCTTGCCGAACTCGTCGGTGACCTTTTCCAGGATGCCGACCATGATCGTGGTCTTGCCGGGCGCGTGCTGCAGATGCTTGAGCAGTCCGATCACCTCGCGGGCCATCAGCCCGTAGGCCCCGCGTGTATCGGGCTTGCAGGTCTTCTCGCTGAACGCCTCGGGCCTTGTCTTCGCCCAGGCCATCGCCTGGCGGGTCAGGTCGGTCAGGCTGTCGAGGAAGATGATAGATTTCCCGTCCAGCAGTCGGGCCAGATCCGCGTGTTTGCCTCGGAGATGCTGATAGTGGCTCTCCGAGTAGAATTCGTTGGGTGCGGCCGCCGGGTTTACGCCACCGATCAAACAGGCGACGGCGGTGGCATCATCGAAGGTGCGGATCGGCAGGCTGTCGCCGCGCCAGTCCTGCACGGATTTCAATCCGGCCTCGAGGTCGATGCAGACGGTCTCCCGTTCAGGCAGGTGCTTGAGCTGGGTGGTCTTTCCCGACCCGGTGGGGCCGAACAGCGCGACGGTGGACTTGTTCGCCCCGTGCGACAGCCGTTCGTCGGCGGTAACAATGCGCAGGGCCATCACATGCCCTCCGCGTTCAGCGTGAGCTTGAAGGTCTGACGTCCGGTGCGAACGGTGCGAGCGGGTTCGAACACCGTGCGGATCCGTTCGGGCCAGGCAGCATAGGCGCGTTCGGCGACCTTGAAGCTGACCTCGACGTATTCGCCTGGATTCTCACCGCCGACGCGGATGCGTTCGACCAGATCGGCCAATTGGCGCTGGTCCCAGTCGACCTTCTTGGTGAGTTCCGCCACCACAGTGACGGGGCCATCATCGAAGCGGACGGTGCCTGTGTCCTTGCCCTGCTGACCGCGCAATGCCACGGCCTGCTGTTCATACCGCAGGGCAATGGCCCCTTCGATCCACTCGACGGCACGCTTTGCCATGTCCAGCGTGGAACGGGATTCCTCCTGCAACAAGGCGAGATGTTCGGCTGGCAGGTTGATCACCTCACCGATCGGCCGGTGACGCACAGCCTCAAGGGTCGGACGATTGCTACGGACCGCGTCCATCACGCGGCCTCCTGCATCACTGTGACGGCCAGCGACTGATCCGGGCCGCGGCGCGTGATGATCGGCAGAGGGATAACGCTCTCCCCGCGGCGTTGGCGCGGACGGGTGCGCACAACCACCAGATAGGCAAAGCATTCAACGTCGATGCGGCGTTGCAGGAGGCGAACCCAGCCCGCCTCGCCCATGCGCATCACGCAGTCTGCCAGCGCGTCCAGTTCAAGCCGCTCGTCTTCCGGCAGGTCGGAGATGACCTTGTAACGATCGCGGGCCAGAAAGCCGACATGATACGCGATGGTGTCGCCCGGCGACGCCGCGGTCACCCAATCGCACAGCGCGTTCGCGTCCCTGACATCAGGGACCATCATGCTGGGGTCTTCTGGGATGGCAGCGGTCAGACACAGACTATCGGGGGTCAGAGGGCACATGGCCTCGGTCCTTTGTTCTCGAGTGGGGCTGCTAAGTATTTACCGATCGAGAGGCGCGATTTTCCCACGGGTGCGAGCGGCCATCCCGAGACCGGCGGCGCGAAGCCACAGGTGCAGGTCATCCACGGATCGGTAGAACGCGGAGCGTGAGCGCCCGCTCAGGCGCTGTGCGGTCGCGATCTCACCCTCGGTCTGCATCAGCAGCAGCAAGGTCTGACGCGCCACGCTCGGGAGATCGGCGACCAAGGCCTCCAGGTCGACGCGCTGCGCTGTCGCCACGGCACCATCGCTGTCGTCCGGCTGGGTTGCGGATGACAGCTTCTCGCACGTGTCCCAGGCTTCGATGTCGATCGGGACCAGAACCGTCCGTCGTTCACTGCTTTCGGCGAGCATGCGGTCCGCGACGACATGACGGGCGAGCAGGCCGACGAAGGTGGTCCAGGCGCTCTGGGTGGCGTCGTACTGCGGCGCCCGCTCGACGATGGCGACCAGGATATCCTGGCGGAGGTCGTCCCTGTCGGCGGGGTCGCGACCACCGTGCCGCATCCAACGATTGGCGTGGCGATGGGCGGCGACGAGTGCGGACCCAATCCGATTATTATCCCAGACTGGGTAGATTGGAGTGGGAGGGCTGTGTTGCGGAACCACCGGATAATCCTCTGCGGCTTGGAGCGATGTGATGGGGGGAACCCAGCACAAAAATCGCCGATGCCGTGAGGCGGGATAGGGCGGAAAGCGGGGCGGATTTTCCGGGCTATTTAGGAACCCGCTGTGATCACGTCATAAAATCTTGGTCGGCGGCCCGAAAGGGCGGGAGTTGGGGCGGAAAGGCGATTTCCGCCCCACCGGTCTCACATGTCTCTGGACTCCGCCACGTTCCGGAACATACGATGAACATCTGCATTGATGAAACGCCAAATCAGAAGGAACTGTGTCCTATGACGCTCTATGTCCATTACCCCTACCAACCGGGGCCCCATGCCCTGCGAGGCATGGCCGTCGCGACCATTCGAGCGGTCGCCGCTCAGGTGCGCCACCAGGTCCAGCGCGATCCGGATATGCTGGCCGTGACCATTCCCGCCCTTGTGAGGGCCTGTCAGCAGATCGACGTGAACGGTCGATGCCTCGACATCGCCTGGGACCTGGCACATCCGGTGTCAGACGAGAAAGGCCGCCCTGTCCTGGGGATCTGCGGCACCGAGCCCGATGAGCCCGATTGCGCCTATATCTCCGTCAATCCGGAATTGACGGTGAATCGACCCGATCTGGAATTGTCCACGGCCGCGCACGAACTGGGCCATATGCTGTTCGACGTGCCCGCGGCATTGGCAACCGGCACACGGCATTACCGCGCCATCGCCGCCGGGGCCGACGTGTTGGACCGGTCGCCCCGAGGCGCCGAAGGCCGGGCGAATGAATTCATGGGGGCGTTCCTGACCCCGCCGATCGCCCTGCACACACGGCTGCTGGCCATGGCGCGGAGCGAAGGGCTGCGACTGGCCCGGGCGCCCCATCAGGGACGACCCTGTGCCCCAGTGCTCGCAGCGGGCAATCCACCTGACGCCGTCGCCGGCATTCTGGCAGCGCTGGCCGCGGAATTCGGTGTGTCCGAGCGCTTCGTCACGGTGCGGGTGTCACTCTACGGGCTGATCAAGGGAGGTCGCTGATGAGCTTCGGACAGATCGTGCGAGCCCGGCGGATGGCCATGGGGATCGGCCTCAACGATTTCTCGGATCGGCTCGGCATCTCGCCGGCCTACTGGTCGCGTATTGAGCGAGGGCATGAGAAGCCGCCGCGGGACGAACTGATCGAGCGGGCGGCGGCAATCATTGGCATGCGGCTCGATGAACTATTTGTGGAAGCGGAACGTCTGCCGCCCGACATGCGGCGCGACCTGGGCAAGGTGGTGCAGGCGTATCGCCGGCTACGGTCGTTCAACGGGCAGTAGGGGAGGAAGATGTGGCAACGAAATACTTTCGGAAGCAATTCTATCGGCTTGATGAACTCTGCGAACGATGGGGCATGCTCCTGGCTGACTTCGAACCGTTCGCCCTTGGCGACGAGCTACGGCTGTCTGTCGTCGTGGGTGGAATCATGGTCGAATTCGGCTCCTGGGATCAGGTCGACGAGGAGGAATGGTGTCGTATCCCGGAAGGGACGAAGTTCCTGACTGGCGTCGTCGACCTTCGAGGAGACCATGCGTGGCACATTCTGCGTATGGGCCGTTACGCGGTGGATCAATTTGTCGTTCAGTCCGGCAAATACATGGAGATCTCTATGTCTGACGTGCATGAGGGAATCCTCGAGGTTCGCAGGGAGGACCTTGTCCTGCGACACGCTGAGGTCGAGCGCTTTGAAGCGGCCCAGGGCATTGCGGTCTCCGGTGGTTCTGTCGGGCGCGCCGACATCGTCGCTTTGCCCGCGCGGACGCGCGGTGCGCAGCCGACGCACGATTGGGATGCCTTCTGGATCGAGGTCGCCCGCACGCTTTATTTTGAAGGCGTGCCCTCCAGCCAGTCGGCACTGGTCGATCGATTGCGCTCGTGGTTTGAGACCGAGAACCGGAAAGTTCCCGATGACAGCACCATCAAGAAGAAGCTGAAGCCGCTCTGGCAGATCTTCCTGCCGGAGGCAGAGCGGCGGTCGGCGTAAGGACGGCGGACAGGTTGCTCTCCGCACCCGTGGGAAAATGGGCGGTCTCGATCGGTAGATACTTGGTAGGACAATCCGCGATGGACCGTCATGCCGCCGCCCAACCCACCGAACACGCTTCTCCCACCCCATCTCCGCGAGGTCTGCGCCATCCTGGCCCGCGGGCTGGTGCGGCTGCGCAGCCGCGCTGGCGAGGATTTCGCGCGTGACGCGGAACCAGCCCGCGACCGGGGAGACAGTTCGCTACACTTCACTGCCCGCCAGCGCCGTCATGCGAAACCGAAACCACGGAGACTTGCATGACCGAGCCACCCCCCAACATCGCCAAGGACACCGTCCTGGCACGCCTGGCTGCATTGCGGACCGCCGCCATGGCGGACCTGAAGCAGCAGTGGCGGGAGCTTTTCGCCACCGAACCGCCCGCATTCAATCGGGCCTATCTGCAGTCCCGCCTCGCTTACCGGATCCAGGAACTGGCTTATGGCGGGCTGAAGCCTGAGACCCGCACCCGGCTCGAGGCGCTGGGGGAGCAACTGGATGGCGGCAATCTGGTCCTGCGCCGCGTTCGCGCCGACAACCGGCCGCTTCCCGGCACGCGGCTGATCCGGGAATGGCAGGGGGTGCGGCACGTCGTTACCGTGCGCACCGACGGTTTCGAATTCGAGGGCCGGCCCTATCGTTCCCTGTCCGCCGTCGCCCGCCACATCACCGGCACCCGATGGAATGGCTGGACGTTTTTTGGGCTTCGCCAGCGGGGTGACGTATGACCCGCCACCCGCGTGCCGAAACGCCGATCGCGGCCACCGCGAAAAAACTCCGCTGCGCCGTCTACACAAGAAAGTCCACCGAGGAAGGACTGGACCAGGAATACAACACGCTGCACGCTCAGCGCGACGCCTGCGAGGCCTACGTCGCCAGCCAGCGGCAGGAAGGCTGGGTGCTGGTTCCCGATCATTACGATGATGGCGGGTTTTCCGGCGGCACGCTGGAGCGCCCGGCGCTGCGACGCCTGCTGGCCGATATTGAAGCCGATCGCACCGACGTAATCGTGGTCTATAAAATAGATCGCCTCAGCCGCTCGCTGATGGACTTCGCCAAGCTGGTGGAGCTGTTCGACGCGCACAATGTGACCTTTGTGTCGGTCACGCAGTCCTTCAATACCACGACCAGCATGGGGCGGCTGACGCTGAACATCCTGCTGAGCTTTGCCCAGTACGAGCGAGAGATTATTGGCGAGCGCATCAGGGACAAGTTCGCGGCCTCCCGCGCCCGCGGCATATGGATGGGTGGCCGGGTTCCGCTCGGCTACGACGTCCGGGACCGTAAGCTGGTGATCAACGAGGCGGAGGCGAAGCGCGTGCTCAGCGTGTTCGAGGTGTTCGCCGACACGGGTTCCGGTATTGAGACATTGCGGCGCCTCCAGGCGGACGGGATCACCACCCGATCAGGCCGGCCGCTCGACAAGGGCGACATCTATAAGATGTTGCACAACCGGACCTATGTCGGCGATGCCGCGCACAAGGGCAATATTTACCCTGGCGAACATCAGGGCATCGTGCCCAGGGATCTGTGGGACCGGGTGCATGCGATCCTGCGGGAAAGCCCACGGACGCGGGCGAATCAGAACCGGACGCCGTCCCCGGCGCTGCTGCGGGGGCTGATCTTCGGGGTGGATGGGCGGGCCCTGTCGCCCACGCACACGATGCGGCGGGGCAGGCAATACCGCTATTACGTCAGTCAGACGGCACTGAAGGGCGGCGCGTCCGAAAACCCGGCGCTGGTGCACCGCATCGCCGCGGCGGAGATCGAGGAGATGGTGATCGCCCAGGTACGGGCACTGATCCGCCAGCCGGAAATCGTCGTCGGCACCTGGATGGCGGCGCGGGCGGAAGTGCCCGGCCTGACGGAGGAGGAGACGCGCGCGACGCTGGAGAGTCTCGATCCCATTTGGGACGAACTGTTCCCGGCCGAGCAGGCGCGGATCGTCCGGAACCTTGTCGAACGGATCGTCATCGGTCCCGATGGGGCGGACATAAGGCTGCGGGTGGAGGGACTGGCCGGGCTGGTCCGCGATCTGGGTGGCGCCCGTAAACTGCGCGAGGCCGCCTGATGTCAGCGACCAGCATCACCGTGCGGGTTCCACTGACGATCCGGAGGCGCGGCGGGCGTACGATCGTGATCGCGCCGGATGGCTCCGTCGTTCCCGGCACGTCGCGGCAGGCGGCGACCCACTCCGATCCGGCGCTGGTGAAGGCGCTGGCGCGGGCGTTCCGGTATCAGCGCATGCTCGATGCCGGAAAATACAAATCGATCGGCGAGATGGCGGTGGCGGAGAAACTGGACCGGGGCTACCTCGGGCGGCTGCTCCAACTCACCCTGCTGGCGCCCGACCTCATTCAGGCGATCATGGACGGTCGGGAACCGGCCGGGGTGACGCTGACGGTCTTGATGGACACGTTTCCGGTGGAATGGTGGGAACAGCGTGCCGCCCTGACGTGCGCATAGGCATGTCACGCAAACGATCCCTGGGTTTTGAGTAACCGCCTAAGCGTACCCAGCGCTTTAGTTACGATCTTTCCCTGAGTTTCTATGCTTTGGATGGTGGTCAGGCCACCATCCTGCCGATGAGTGGGAGTTCGTAGAACCGGCCATGGCGTAGCTCGACGATCCGCTCCATCGCTTCGCGAGCCCATCGTGCCGACACCTGGAGGCGAACCCGCCAGCGCTACCTTGCTCTTCAGTCGCATTCCCTCCCCCCATCGCATCGTCGATCGATAGCATGATCCGCCATTTTGCGCCCCGCCTCCACGCCGCGCCGCGCTCCGGCTTGCACCGGCACATGGGTTCGGGCGTGATGCGCGACCTTGATCGCCCACCACGACGTTATTGGAAGCCCTTGCCATGTCAGGATTGATGGATCGCTTTCCGCCCACGCCGGATGGCCAGGTGACCCTCGCCAATTGGCGGGTAAGTCCGTTCAACCAGTGGGGCTTTCAACATGTGCGTGAGATCGTCCCCTCGGCGGATATCGCCAACGATCCCGACGATCTCTGGCGTTTGCCTCCCGTCGATGCCGATCTCAAGGCTCTGGCCATCGACGACGGGCAAGGCGGACACATCGGCCTGGAGGCGTTCCTGACACGCACGCGAACGGACGCTTTCGTGCTTGTCCATCGCGGGCGGGTGCTGTGCGAGCGTTATGCGAATGGTATGGGCCCGACCACGCCGCACATTCTGATGTCGGTATCGAAATCCATGCTGGGCCTGCTGGCGGGCGTCCTGGCGGCGAACGGTGTGCTCGATCTCGACGCGTCCGCCGAACAATACGTGCCCGAACTGCGAGACAGCGCTTTCCAGGGCGCCGTGGTCCGCCAGTTGCTGGACATGCGCGCCGGCCTCGACTTCGATGAGGATTATCTCGCCACCTCCGGCCCGATCGTCCAATACCGCAAGGCGACCAACTGGAACCCGCTGGATCCCGGTGAGACCGCCACCGATCTTCGTTCCTTCCTGCCAACCCTCGACGCGAGAAGCGGGCCGCATGGCGGTGCCTTCAACTATGTCTCGCCCTGTACCGACCTGCTTGGTTGGATCATCGAGCGCGCATCGGGCCGGCGTTTCGCCGATTTGTTCTCCGAGCTGCTGTGGACACGGCTGGGGGCGGCGCGACCGTGCTACATCACGGTCGATCGACTGGGCGCGCCGCGCTGCGCCGGCGGCATGTGCATGACGGCGATGGATCTGGCCCGCGTTGGCCAACTGCTGGCCGCGGGCGGCCGGCGTGGCGATCGCCAGATCGTTCCTCAGGCATGGATCGACGACATCATGACCGCGGGCGATCCGGAGGCCTGGCTGGCGGGTCCGTTCGTTCCCTACTTCCCCGGCCGTCCCATGCATTACCGCGCGAAATGGTACGTCGAACGTGGCACGGAGCCGGTATTGTCAGGTCTCGGCATCCACGGTCAGCATTTGTTCGTCGATCCCGCACGGCGGATCGTGGTGGCGAAATTTTCCTCCCAGGCCCTGCCGCTGGACGGCGACGCCATTTGCATGACCTATCGGGCGATCGACGCGATACGGGCGCTGCTGGCCGGGGATTGA